TCGGTTACGTTATGAACCGAGACTTCACTATGCGCGTAGAGTATAACGCAAATACTATTTCTGACGAGATTGTTATGTACTTTTCGGCTGAGGCTGGCGTTATTGATGCGTCTGGTTTGGTCAAAATTACTACTGACGAGTCATAAGGAGGACAGGTAAATGGCATTCGACATTAATTCATTTAAAGCAATCACTCAGTACGGACAGGACACTCCTGATTTGTTCATTTACAGCTCAACCGATGCGTTGTCTGTAATCCGAGCAGCCGGTTATTTTAATGATCGGTCCGTAAACTTGAAAGTGAACGACATAATTCTTGTTGTGTCTTCAACTGGCGGAACCCCCGTTCACAGCTTCAATGTTGTTAACAGCAACACTGGCGGCGTGGTTGACGTCACTGACGGTTTGGTTATCACAGCTACTGATACGGACTAGACTTTATGGCGATTACAAATATTAGCTTATGCACCGCCGCGTTATTATTAATTGGAGCTGACGAGATAACGTCGTTTTCAGATAGTACGCGTGAAGCTAAATTATGTAAATCGCTATATAGCACCACTAAGGATGGCTTGTTACAGAGCCATCCTTGGCGGTTTGCGATTAACCAAGTAGAGCTTAATAAACTAGCGGCTACCCCGCTATATGGTTTCTCGGCAGCATTTCAGTTGCCAACTAACTATTTAAGGCTGATTAAGAAAAATCCACCCACCCTAGATTACGAGATTCATGAGGACAAAATTTATTGTAACGCCACGCAATTGAAAATTACTTATGCGTTTTCGCCGCCCGAGCATAAATTCCCTGCCTACTTTGCGCGTGCGCTTGAGTTTGATCTGGCTCGTTTATTGGCCATTGCGTTACAGGAAGACGCTGATAAAGCAGCGGTATATGGCAATCTATTAAAGCAGCAGTTGATTGACGCTAAGTTAATAGATTCTCAAAACTCAGGGGGCACAGGAACGTCCCCCGGAACGCAGAGCTACCTTGCGGTTAGGGGCTAATGGCTCGTAAAACAAAACTTATAGCGGCGCAGCGATCGTTTGTGGGGGGTGAGATTAACGCCACTTCGATTATGGATATTCGCCGTGAGCGATACGCCGATTCAGCCAAGCAATTGCGCAATGTATACGTGAGCCCCGAAGGGTATGCGTTTAGGCGAGAGGGGCTAGAATACGTGGCGGCAACGACGTCAAACCAAGAAGCTCGCTTGATTAATTTTGAGTTTAACAATATTCAAACTTATCTGTTGGTGTTTACGGCTGGCGAGTTAAAAGTTTATAAAGACGATGTTTTACAAACGACGCTAACAAGCTCGCCGATCTCAACTTTAACCTTGGACCAAATAAAAGAGATGGATTTTACACAATCGGCGGACACCTTGCTTTTGGTACACCCCGATGTTCAGCCGATTCAAATTCAACGCACGTCTCATACAGCATGGACAGCGGCCTATGTTACATTTGAGCACATACCGGTGTATGCGTTTAACGGCGTTACGGTGACTGAACCGGCGACAAACCATTTGACTTTGAGCTCAGCAAGCGGTCGAGACGTAACCGTTACTTCAACGCAAAGTATTTTTAGCGCAGGCAGTGTTAATCAATATGTGATTGGGAAAAAGGGTGGGATTTTATTTATCACTCAATATGTTAGCGCAACTGAAGTTGTTGGAGACGTGCACGTTGACTTTCCCGATACGTCGATTAATGGCGGGGATTGGGAGTACGAATCTGGTTATGAGCCGGCGTGGAGCGCAAGTCGTGGGTGGCCAGCGAGTTTAACGTTTTATCAATCTCGGTTGTGGTTTGGCGGAAGCAAGGCGCGTCCGCAAACGCTATGGGGCTCGAAGGTTAGTTACTTTTATAATTTTGATATTAATGGCAGTAACGCCGCCGACGCAATTGATGTGACTCTGGATAGCGACGAGCTTAATGCAATTCAACGAATATACCCCGGGCGCACGTTTCAGATTTTTACAACGGCGGGAGAGTATTATGTGCCCAACCGTGAGACTGAACCAATTACGCCCGAAAACATTTCAGTCTTGCCGGCTACTGGCCACGGAGCTAGTGCAGTTACGCCGGTGTCGGTTGACGGTGCCACGATATTTGTGCAGAACAATGGCCGTGTTATTCGAGAGTTTTTATACAACGACGTGGAGAAAAGTTACAACGCCGCCAACGTGTCGTTGTATTCGTCGCATTTAATTAAGGCGTCTCGCAGTTTAGTAGTGCGAAAAGCGACCAGTACGGTCCCGGCTGATTTTGTGTACTTATTGAATACCGACGGGACGATTGCCGTGTTTAGCGCATTGCGTTCTGTTGGACTGGCCGCATGGAGTTTGTTTACGACTGAGGGTGAATTTGAGGACATTACCGTTGTGGACGAAACAGTTTATGTAATTGTTAAACGGACAATCAATGGAAGTACGGTACGCTATATTGAGAAGTTTAACGAAGCTGCGTATATGGACGCTTCCAAACTTTCAACGAGCGGCTCGCCTACAGATACGTGGACGGGCTATGGCCATTTGGACGGTGAGACGGTCAAGGTCCGGGGCGACGATTACATATTGCAAAATGTTACGGTGGCGAGTGGGAATTTTACAAGCTCCCAAAAAGTTAGTGCGATTGAAGCGGGCATTAATTTTTCGGCGAGTATAGAGACGTTGCCTGTGGACGTGGACCTTGGCGGTTATTCAATGGCGGGCCAATATCGGCGGCTTGTTAGTGCTCAGATTCGGCTACACAATTCTCGAAACATTCAGGTGCAATTTTTGAATAATACTTATGAGCCGGCGTTTCGGCAATTCGGAGATTTATTCGACTCACCTATCCAAACGTTTTCCGGGTACAAAAAAGTGTATCTAAACGGTGTCGATCGAGAACCAACAATCACCATTACGCAAACAGAACCGTTGGAGTTTATTGTCTTAGGTGTACTAATTGAGGTAAAATAGGAGTAATCATGGCAATACCATTTGTAGCAATTATCGCAGCAGTTTCAGCATATTCGGCGTATAGCCAGTCGCAAGCGCAAGCAAACATGGCTCAGTTTCAAAAACGACAATCTGAATTGCAAGCAAAACAGCTTGAGCTTCAAATGCAAGCTGAGCGAACGCAAGCGGCGGAGGACGAGTTACAACGGCAGCAACAGCTTCGGGCGGTTATGTCGGCGCAACAAGCGGCGTTTGGCTCAGCCGGGGTATCTGGTCGGTCGTTTGAGGCTATTCAAACCGAAGACGTTAGTAAGGTGGCCAGAGCCGATCGCTTGGGTAAATTGTTTACGTCCACCCGAGAGCTTGGGTTGCGAACAAGCATTGCCCAAGAACGAGCTCAAGCTCGACAATATGGTTACGCCGCAGGACAAGCTCGACAAGGCGGATTGCTTGGGGCTCCGTTGGCGGGGCTTACGTCGTATTATTCAATGCGAGGGGGTCGATGAGCTTAGCATCTCGAACACCACGGTATGGAGGCCAGGGCGTGTCGTTACGTTCGGCTCCGGTTCAGGCTCCGTCGGTCACACCGGCTGGGATTGCTGGGGCGGCACAAGCGCAACAGCGTGTACTTGGACTGGCCAGTTCAACACTGGTGGCGTTTCAGCGACAAAACCTTATCGCTCAGCAAGCAACAGACGATTTGTATTTCACTTCGGCTCACTCGGACGTAACCACTAAGGTATCTCAAGTCTATACGGATAATCCAAACCCAGAAGTTGCGAACGGTCTGGCGATGGAGTTTATTGATGCAACGGTAAGCGCAGCTCCCGAGCGGTATCAAGAGCGTCTTCGGGCTATAGGGACGGCAATTAATAATCAGCAGCTGGTTAAGTCTCGAAATACGTTTAGCAAAAACTTACAGCGTGACCAAGCTGAGGCGTTAGACGCAACCAAAACGCAGTTGATTGATCAATTAAAAACAATAGATATTAGTACGCCCGAGGGGCAAACGTTAGCGGGTATCTATTACCAAGAGTTAGACGATCTTAACGAGCGTAAACTTCAAAGTGAGATTTTACAAAAGGGTTATCAAACGCCCGAGCAAGTGGCATTAGTTGAGCGTAAGTACGCTGTTGAAAGGCAAACCGTAATGGACGAAATTCAAACGTCTCAGTTAGTGGCCTATGCGGTTGACCAAGATGACATGATTGGTTTTATCAGTGCGGTGCAGCGAGGCGACACTGGCGTTCAAGAGCTTGATAATTTACCGATGGAGATAAAACTAAAAGCGGGGCAACAAGTTAAGCAAGTGTACGACTTACAAGTACAACAAGAAGCCTACGCTGAAAAGCAGCAAGAAGCGCAACGTGAGCAAACGCAGGTAGCCCTCGGCGAGCAGTTGTTTACCTTGGACACCACAGACCCCCGGTTTGCTCAAGTTGAAGATCAATTAATTTCAACGGGCCGCACGCTTTCCGAGCGTCAAAAGTTAAGGTCGTTTGTCCGAGAGATAGAAACAGCAGAGACTCAAACTGACCCACAAGTTAAACTTGGCTTAGTTGTTCGGATTTATAATGGTGAGGGAGCCGACGTCCAGCGAGAAATAGCGACAGGAGAGCATCTTGGTCGCTTAAGTGCGGGCGATATGAAAGCGGTATACGATATAGCTGCCGGGCAGAAAAATGAGTTTTTTAATTCAGCGGCTATGAAACACGTAAAGACTCGAATGAGAGAACTTGTTGGCGATGATAAAGTAGACCCAATGGCATTGCTAATGGGCCAAGACAATCTCCGAGTGACTAAGGCGGACACTTTGTTTACTGAATACATGGAGATTATCGAGCAGGCGTACAAAAACGGAGAGATTGAGTCAACACAGCAATTGCATCAATTTGTTGAGCAGAACGTGTACCCGCAATTAAAAGAACGAATGGCTTTACCGGAGGACGAGGAAAAGCCTTATTCAACGGTACAACAGGTAGACGATGCTTTTATGAAAGGGTTAATATCTATGGAACAGTACGAGTTTTATTTACAGGAGGTACTTAGTACTAATGAGTGAAATAGAAGAACAACAAGATAACCTTGTTCAAAATGATATTCAGGATAGGTTAGAAATTTCGAGTGACGATTTTGAAGCGCAAGAGGTAAGACTTAAAAAACGGGAGGAGATTAAAGAGCGGATTAAAGCCCGGATTCAGGAGCGCGTTCGACGGAAACAATCAATCCAACAAGCTATGGACGCTCCCTTAGAGCAAATTATGGGAGCCGACCCGAATACTATCGGGCAACTAATGGATTTACCGAAAGGAGCGGTTGCAAGCGTTTTAAAAACTGTAGAGTCGATAAAAGATTTAACTGTTACGGTTGCAGAAAAGGCCGCTAGAAAAGATTTAACGCCGCTTCGTGATAGAATAAGCGTTAAGGAAATGACGCCGAAAACGTCAACGGATGTCAAAATAGAGCAGATGACGCCCGAGGAAATTGCAGCCTCGGGGGCCCGAGTAACAGACGTATCGAAAGGAGTAGTTGCAGGAGTTTTAAAGACGGCAGAGTCCATAAAGAATTTAGGTTTTGATGTAGTTGGAGCCGTTGATAAATTGAACCCTACCCCCATGTTTTCCGACGACGTTTTAAAAGCGATTAAAGAAGCGGTAAGCGTTAAAGGGGCTACCCCCGAGGTGGAGACTGCGGCGGGAAAAGTGGCGGAGTCTATCACTCAGTTTGCCGCAGCGTTTTTACCAATCAATCAAGCGTCCCGCGCGAAGTGGCTGGGTAAATTGGGGAAGGTGGCTGGGGTTCCGAAGGGGGTGCAAGCAGCGGCTAAAGGAGCCGCGGCCGATTTCATAGCGTTTGAAGAGCGCATGGCTTTAACCGAAAATTTAGTTAAGGCGATTGACCCAGAGCTGGCTAAAAAATTACCGGCGTATTTAAAAGAAGACGCTGACGATTCGCCGTTCGAGACACGTTTGGTTAACGCACTAGAGGGCGCAGGCGTTGGGTTAGTTGCGGATTTTGTATTGAATGGGGTTCGGTCCGTTCGAGAAATGCACAGAGCTCAAAAAGTAAAACAAATCGTAGACACAACAATTAAGCCGATTAAAGCAAAGATCACAAAAGTGCGTAAAGGTTTGGAGGGTTTAGCCGAGAAACAAGTACAAAAAACAAAAGAGGCGGCCAAAAAAACGGAAGAAGCAGCGCAGCCTCCCGAGGCGGCAAAGCGATTAAAGCAAGCAATAGAAGAGCCACCCAAAGAAACAAAAACTCGGAACGAATTAGCAGAAGCCGCAAAACTTTTAGGCGTTACTGTTGAAGACCTAAAGACGAGAGAGGCTTATAAAGCAGCCAAGGCGTTAAAGATTGACGAGCAAATTGCGGCAGTCACGGTTATTCAAGATAATGTGAGCCAAGAGTATAACGCAGCGATTAAAGAGCTTGCGCCGCTTATTAAAGCTGGCGATGCGCGCGCTCGAGCCGAAGCGTTGGAATTGGCTACTGATCTTTTTACGATTGGGCGTACTGCGCAGGATGTTGCAGGGGAAGCGGCTCGGGGTATGCAGTTTCGGACTCAGCAGCCAAGCGTGCAAGAATTCAATGCAATTCAAAAATTAATTGCGGATGGTAAGATTAGCGTCGAAGACGAACAAGATTTAGCCTTGGCCCTTGTGTCTCTAGCTGAGCTTGACGGAGACGTCGCTGGTTTTATGGGCACCATTGGGAAACAAACACTTAAGACTGTAAAAGATTGGAACGATTTGATTGCCCGTCGGTTTAAAAGTTTCTTATTATCCTCGCCCAGATCAATGTTGCTCGACGTGGCGTCGGATGCGTACCGACATACGTGGGAAGTCGCTGATCGGTTTGCGGCGGCGACGGTAAGTTCGGCTCGACGGGGGGCTAAAGCGGCCAAAGCAATTAAGAAAGAAAAAGGCTGGATGGGCTTAGCAAACAAGGCGTATAGGAATGGCGCGTTTCGGCAAGCTACTGAGCCTACGGATGTTACGTTTGTGGAAGCGAAAGCGTTGGCCGAAGGGTATGCCCAGTATTGGAAGCAAGTCATTGTGGGCACCGGTAAGATCGCAAAATTAAATGCGCAAAAAGCCGCCGAAGCCACAGCAGAGTCGGGGGTATTTACTGGAGCGAAAACTGGGGTTAGGGGATTCTTAGACGACATGGCAGAAAAAGCAAAGTCGGTGCGTTTAGATTCCAGTACAAAATTAAACGTTCAAGAAACGGATGTGAAAATAGCGGATTTAGTTGGCAAACCGGACAACGTGGCTTTACGAGCCTTAGACTATGCAACATCTTCGATGGAGCCGGTATTGGGTTTTTACCGCAATAAAGATCACGTTGGGCAAGCGATTGTGTTTCGGGCTGAGCTACAAGCCCGGGCAGTCTCTAGGGCCACAAACGAAGGGCTTGAGGGCGCAGCGTATAATGCCCGTGTTAAAGAATTGACAACCGATATTTGGGAGCAGGAAAACCTAAAAGACTTTTTGGACAAGAAAAAAATCAGCTCGCTAACAGATAGAAAATTGGCTCAACAAGTGGCCGCAGGCCGACAAGCCCGAGCCGAAGCTAAACGTATCAGCTTAACGGAAGATTTAACTGGCTTCGGTAAAGCGGCGGAGTCGTTAGTCCGAAGTATCCCCGGGGGCGACTTGCTGTTCCCGTTTGTTAAAACTACTTACAATCTTACAAAGTATGAATTGGCAAAATCGCCACTCAGCTTGCTTAATGTGCGCGGAGATTCACTAACTCAAAAAGCACTACGCAGCGGATCGGCCCGAGAACGCGATTTAGCAATGGGCCGAATGGCTTTGGCTACCGGATATAACGTATTGGCCTTTAAGGCGGCATACGATGGCTTGATTCGCGGGTCGGTCATCAAAGACCCGGGACAGCGGGCTACATTAGACAATGCCGGGATGTTTGAAAACTCCATGCGTATTGGCAATATCGTTATTGGCCTAAACGATTTTAACCCCTTAAGTGCGCCATTTATTCGGGCGGCTAACATTGTAGAGCTGTATCATTACATGGACGGCGATACGATTGAGGACGACGTAGCTGAAGACGCTATGACAGTGATTGCGGCGACGACGCTTGGTATTGCCGATCAAATTGCGAGTTCTACCTTCACAGGACAAATGGGGGATATGTTCAACGTTGTAACTGAGCAAGATGAGTATGGTATGCGGCGCATCGGTAAGAGTTTAGTGACTGGTTTGACGGTACCCGGGGCGGTAGCGTGGACGACTCGGTTTTGGGAAGACAACGCAAAACAGACCGATACGTTGTGGCAAAGTGTACTTGCTCGGCTAAACCTAGGAGAGGACAAACTTGATAAATTTGGACGACCGATACCAAAACGTTCAACGTCTGTTGGAAACATAATCCCGATTTCAATCACGCAATACGGAGCTAACGACCCACTGGCGATTGAGGAGTTAAACAACGGTACGATTATTCGAAAGCCAAGTCGAATTGTTAGCACCGATTTAGGGCAGGCTCGATTAAAGCCAGAGGAGTACAATCGTTTATTGGAAATTATAAGCGAATTAAAAACCTACGACGCATTGGTTAAAATTGTTGACAGCCCGTTTTATCAGTCGCTCCCAAACATACCCGCTCAACAAATGGAGAAACTTGGACCAGTGACAGGCACCCGTGGCGGCGTGTTGCGGAAAGCGTACCAGCAGAAAAAAGCTACAGCTCAAGAGATTTTGTTATTAGAACGCCCTGAAATTGTGGCACGCTCACGAGAATCTAAACTTGAATATTTTGTAGGCGGCAAGGAAGCACCCGTAACTCGGTTTGCGCCAAATGAGAAATGATATTATACTATAGGAGATAGACCATGGCAAACGTACCCGTAAACGACATAGACCCCATTAATC